GTGAATTTGATTGGAATATGCTAGAAAAACCACCTCTTATGGTCTTCGGTGAGGAGGGGGTGGGCTTAACTGATGAGATGTTAAAAATTGCCGATTATAGCGTAGAAATTCCGCAATATGGATCAGTCCGAAGCTTAAACGTTGGCACTAGTTCCGGAATTATAATGTACGATTATTTACGATCGTTAAAAAATTCCACAGCTCTTTGTAAGAAGCAGATAGAGCAATATGATGAAAATGCATATGCACAGAATGTATCATCCCAATTAACTCTCCTTTAAAATTCAAGACTGGCGATCCGGACGATCCTCCAATAGTTGGTATGCTATAAAAAGCATCGTTTCCTATTTGACCAAAATATGAGCCTCTGTATACCGGCACCATCTCTCCCTTCATAATTCCTAGAGGGCCGGCCAGGTTATACACCAGTTCGGCATATTCAGGCGCCTTAGGAGAAAGTTTCAAAAAAGGCATGTCCATTGGCCCAGAAACACTTTGAAGAAGGCATATGTCAGCTTCAATATTGTGTTTAATTATTTCTATAATATATTCTTTATCATCGCGATCAATAGCTTTAAAGAGCGTGCGATTATTGGCTTCTTCTACGAACAAACCAAATTTAGTTTGTTTACATATGTGAGCAGCAGTCAATATTACTTTATTACGATTATACAAGACTACAGACCCAGACCCAGTAGCATATAATTGATAATTATCACAAACGTTTGTATCCTGATCACAGGGTACCATTTGCATATGCGCCTCAATTTTAACAATCGATTTTTTAGCGTTTGATAGTGACTTAAGTACATTAACTTGGGTTGCACAACTACTTACTGTGAGGGCTTGCAACAACAAGATAATAATTACTAGTAATTTATTCATTTCGAAGATAACTAGTTTACACATTAAGAGTAAAGTATGAAAAAAACTTATGTTCTAGATACAAACGTATATTTAACTAACGCAAGATCAATATTTGAATTCAGTAATAATGATATTGTAGTACCGTTAAAAGTGCTAGACGAGATTGATAAACACAAAAAAAGACAAGATGGGGTAGGCTTAAACGCACGTGCGATAATTCGCACACTAGATAGCTTAAGAAGCCGCGGCAATTTACATAAAGGTGTAAGAATCGCCAAAAGAAAAGGTATTTTATCTGTTAGAGGATATAATATAGAAGATCTTCCAACTGCATGCGATTTACAGAGCGCAGATAACGAGATCATCACAACAGCGATTACTGAACAAAAAAAGAATCCCCGAAAAAAAGTAATTGTTGTCACGCGTGATATAAATATGCGGGTAAAATGTGATTCTTTGGGCATACTGACTGAAGATTATATTACTAATAAGGTTGTAACTGACCACAATAAATTATTTACCGGGTTTGCTAAACACCTAGTTGACGATCAAATTATAGATCACGTGTATGAGGGCCGCCAAGTTGTATTTGAGAAAGAAGAAGGCCATTTCAAGCCAAATCAATTTCTAATGTTAGTATCAAATGCTAATGAGAAAAAAACAGCCCTAGTTAGGTTCCAGAATTATGGCGCCTCTCTGCGCAAAGTATCAGAATATAAAAACAGCGTTTGGGGCCTAAGGCCAAGAAATAAAGAGCAGATGTTTGCATTGGATGTTTTATTAGACCCAGATGTTCCAATTGTAACACTGGTTGGGAAAGCCGGCTGTGGTAAAACTCTTCTGGCAATTGCTGCCGGCCTAGATCAGGTATTAGAAGAGGGTAGATATAAGAAACTAGTTGTTTCTCGCCCCGTCCAACCTCTGGGCAAAGACATTGGTTATTTGCCTGGCTCTATGGAAGAAAAAATGCGCCCATGGCTGATGCCTATACAAGATAACATAGACCATCTGTTGAATGGGAAAAAGGATAATATGGGGATATTTTTTGATAACGGAACGATTCAGATAGAGGCGCTCACGTATATCCGCGGCAGATCAATATCAAATGCATTTATTATTGTTGATGAAGCTCAAAATTTAACAATCCATGAATTAAAGACTATAATTACCCGGGTAGGAGAAAATACAAAAATAGTTCTTACGGGAGATATAGAACAAATTGACAGCGTTTATTTGGACTCAACGTCCAACGGGCTATCATATGCAGTGGAAAAATTTAAGTCATATGATCTTTCTGGACACATGACTTTAGTAAAAGGAGAGCGCTCTAAAGTAGCTACTCTAGCTTCAAAGGTATTATAATGAAAACAATTAATGCAAAAGAATTTGAAAAAAATCCAAGTTTAGATAAAGTAATAGAGCCGGAAAATGATTTGAAAAATTTTCTGGTAGAATATGTCGGCGAAAATTCTGACTCAGTTAACAACGAAGTTACCGTTGAGATGATTGTAGAGACAATGGCTCATGAGTTCCCGGAATTTTTACTAGCGATCGCCGAAGAAAACTGGATTAGGGGCTATCAACAAGCTTTAGACGATATAAGTATCGGCCAAGAAATAGCAGAAAAAAATGATAAACAAACAAAAAATTGCAAGTTATGTGAAAAATCAGAATAAATCCTTGGCTAACCAGCGGATAGGCAGTTTAAATTTAGTCATCAAAGATAAGTTAACTAATAACATCGATCTTAACCGAGTGTTTTCAAAAGTCAATCATGTCTTGCCTGATCATATATTAAGTCTAATTGATATTGTTTATATTGGAGATTTTAATTTTTTAAAAGAGAAAAATGTAAATGCTGTTTATATGGACGGAGCAATATATGTAAGCAACACACAAGATAGTGACGGCGATCTGCTGGATGATATCATCCATGAGTTTTCTCACGCGGCCGAAGAAAAATATAATAGAGAAATATATGAAGATAGCGAAGTAAGAAACGAATTTTTGCGCAAAAGAGCAAAACTTAAAAATATCTTAATTCATCAGGATTACAAAGTAGAACACTTAGATTTTTTGAATACAGAATATGATTCAGAATTTGACTCTATGATGTACGAGGATATAGGCTATGATGCTTTAAACATATTAACTATTGATTTATTTTTGAGTCCATATTCTGTAACATCTCTTAGGGAATATTTTGCTACCGGGTTTGAAGAAAAATATATAGGGGATGATCTTTACTTTAAAGAAATATGTCCTTATCTTTACAGTAAAGTTATTTTATTACACAATAACGAGGAAGAATATGAATTTTAAATTTGAAATTGATGAAGAGGCCAGCCGGCTCCGAGTGACTGTCACAGTCAAACCAACAAAATATGTTAGTGACCTTAGAGTTCGCCTAGACGCTGGAAACGCTAGAAAACTAGTAGAAGAAAATTTTGATAATAGCGAATATGAAGTAGGGCCCTGCGCTAATAGCTACGAAAGAATTGACAATCGATATGCTGATAAGTGTGAAAAAACATGGCTATTTGAGTTAACTGATATTCGGCCTAAACCGAAATCCAAGTCTAAAAAAGCGACAAAAGCCACAACAACCACTAAACGCTCTCCTCGGCGTAAAACTAATAAAGCCGGTGATTAATGAGAAGCCATATATCTTTTTCAGAACTCAAAACATGGAATGAGTGCGCCTTTAAACACAAGCTGGTCTATATTGACGAGGCAAAAAAATTTTTAGGCAATGAATACACTGCTTTCGGTACCGCGGTGCACGAAGTATGCGAAAAATCTGTCTTAGGAGAGATCGACCAAAGTCTTTCTGTGTTAAACGAATGTTTTAATAATAAATTTTTAGAAGAGCTAAAAAGCTTGACTGAAAAAAAAGTAGACCTAAACAAGGATCTTGTAGGCAAGATGAGAACGCAGGCCTCTACTTTACTATCTTATATCCTTCCTTCTCTTACAGAAAATTTTGGTAAATATGAAGTCTTCTCAGCAGAAGAAAAATTATATGAGCCTCTAGAAGAAAATTTTTATTTTAAAGGCTTTATAGACCTTGTAATAAAAACTTCAGATGGAAAATATCATGTTATTGACTGGAAGACATGCTCATGGGGATGGGATTCAAAAAAGAAATCCGATCGGATGACCACCTACCAGTTAACTTTATATAAGCATTTTTTTGCCGCAAAGCATAATATTGATCCTAAAGATGTTGAAACTCATTTTGCCCTGCTTAAGAGAACAGCTAAAAGCAACAGAGTAGAAATATTTCGCGTAACTAGCGGCCCTAAAAAAACTGAGAATTCTCTTAACTTACTGGATAAAGCGCTTTATAATATTAAAAATGGCAATTACGTGAAGAATCGGCTGTCTTGCACGCAGGGGTTCGGATGTGAATTCTACAAAACTCAGCATTGCAGGTAAAAAATGAAAGAAAAACTTAAGGTATTTGTTATATCAGACCATCCTTTTTCGCCTTCGGGTGTAGGCATACAAACAAGATACATGATGGAAGGTTTACTCAAAACCGGAAAGTATAGTTTTGTTGTTTTTGGTGGGGCGATAAAACATCAAGATTATAAACCCCAGAAAATTGAAGAGTGGGGAGAAGATCTTGTAATATACCCTGTCGACGGATACGGTACGCAAGACTCTGTACGCTCAATTATAAGAACTGAAAAGCCAGATTTACTCTGGTTCATGACAGATCCTCGATTTTTCCCATGGCTTTGGGAGGTTGAAGATGAGATTAGAACTTTAATGCCCATGGTGTACTATCATGTTTGGGATAATTATCCGTATCCAGAATTTAATAAAACTTGGTATGACTCAAACGACGTCGTAGTTTCAATTTCTAAAGTAACTAAAGATATAGTTGACAATGTTTCACCGGATATTAAAAGTTATTATCTGCCGCATGCAGTCGATCCACGTATTTTTAAGCCCTTAAACATAGAAGAGAGAGCTGAACTAAGAAGGCAGACAAATTTAGGCGAGGAAAAATTTATTATTTTTTGGAATAACAGAAATGCTAGAAGAAAACAGCCTGGAACTTTGATATTCTGGTTTAAAGAATTTTTAGATAGAGTAGGGCATGATAAGGCACAGTTGCTAATGCATACCGATCCAAAAGATTCGAATGGGCCTAATCTAGTGGCGATACTAGAAAAGCTAAACTTAACCAACGGAGAAGTTAGGTTTTCAACTCAGAAATTAGATTTTCCTCACATGGCAGCTCTTTACAATTCAGCAGATGTAACTGTTAATATATCAGATGCGGAAGGCTTTGGCCTCTCAACGCTTGAGTCTTTATCTTGCGGTACCCCAATCGTTGTTAACATGACGGGCGGCCTGCAAGAACAAGTTACAGACGGAGAAGAATGGTTTGGCGCCGGAATTGAACCCAATTCAAAAGCAATAATTGGATCGCAAGATATACCTTATATTTATGAGGATAGGGTTGGTATGGACGACTTTCTTAACGGGTTAATGAAGATATACGAGCTTAGCAAAGAGCAGCGAGCAGAAATTGGCCTTCAAGGGTATAACCATGTAAATAAAAATTATAATTTCGAAAAATATGTTGAAGAGTGGGACAATATATTGAGTGAAACACATGAAAATTTTGGATCATGGGAAACTCGGAAAGGCTACGAAAAATGGAAGTTGGTAGAGGTATAAAATGAAAAAAGTATTAATTAAAGCGCCTTTGTTGACGCAATCTGGATATGGCCATCATGGAAGAACTGTTTTAAGAGCGCTCCGGACAAGGGAAGACCTGTTCGATGTTTATATTCAGGCAATTAGTTGGGGCCATACAAGCTGGCTGTGGCAAGATGATGAAGAACGCCGATGGATAGATGATAACATACAAAAGACAATAAAATTTATCAATAATGGAGGGTCTTTTGATGTAAGCTTGCAGGTGACCATTCCAAACGAGTGGGAAAAATTAGCCCCGGTTAATGTTGGGATCACAGCGGGGATAGAAACAACCAAGGTTGCTCCTCAATGGATCGATAAATCTTACTTAATGGACAAAATTATCACAATTTCGGAACACGCTAAACAATCTTATGCCAATACTACGTACGCCCCAGCAAATCCTCAGTTTGGCCAAACTGAAATTAAGTGCAAGACTCCAATTGATGTTGTACATTATCCTGTACTAGAGGTTAAGCCGGAAAATCTAGATTTAGATCTAAAGACAAAATTTAATTTTCTTGTCGTGGCCCAGGCTAGCCCTAGAAAAAATATTGACAAGACTATAAAATGTTTTATGGAAAGCTTTGGAGATAATGAAGATGTTGGGTTAGTTATTAAAACAAACATCGCAAAAAATTCTCTTATCGATCGCAACAATGTAGTTAACACATTTAAACAAGTGCTATCAAATTATGAAGGCCGCAAATGTAAGGTCTATATCTTACATGGCTGTATGACTAGCGGCGAATTAGCTAGCCTCTATACCCATCCAAAAATTAAAGCGATAGTATCTTCAACACATGGTGAAGGCTTTGGTTTGCCTCTTTTTGAGGCTGCATATTACGGGCTTCCTGTAATTGCTACTGATTGGAGTGGGCATTTAGATTTCCTCTACAAGCCAACCCAAACAAAAAATAAGAAAACAAAAAATAAACATATGTTTGGTAGAGTCACTTATACACTCCAACCGGTAGAAAAAAATGCTGTGTGGGAAGGAGTGATACAGGCCGATTCCATGTGGGCCTATCCAGAAGAAGGGTCCTTAAAGATGAATATGGAAGAGCTGTATAAAGATCACGGTAGATTCAAAAAAAGGTCCAAGGAACTACAAAAATATGTAAAAGAGACCTTCACAGAAGAAGCCCAATACGCAAAATATGTAGAATCTATAAAATCAGTTTGTAATTTCGATACCGACAAAGAAATTGATGATTTGTTTAATAGCTTGCAAGAGTAAAAATGATATTATTCGTATCTGATGCGTTTGTGGAACAATATACTGGCGGCGCCGAACTAACTACTGAAGCAATAATAAACGCCTCACTTTTCCCAGTCAACAAGCTAACCTCGGCAGAGATTAACTTAAATATGATGGAAGAGTACAAGAGTGCTTATTGGATTTTTGGTAATTTTTCTAACTTAGATCGAGATTGTCTTCTGTATGCTATAAAAAACCTGAATTATTCAGTTATAGAATACGATTATAAATTTTGTGCGTATAGGTCAATTGGCAAACATAAGCATTTCCAAAATGAATGTAATTGTCATAATGAGTCAATTGGCAAACTAGTCGCGACATTTTTAGCTAAATCTAAGATGAATTTTTGGATGTCGAAAAAACAACTAGAAATATATCAGAATATCTTTCCATTTCTTAAGAATAATACTGTTTTAAGTTCTGTTTTTTCGAATAAAACACTTGGATATCTAAAAAAACTAAAAACTAGCAAAAAGAATAATCGGTGGATTATATTAAACTCACCTTCTTGGATTAAAGGCAGAGAAGCGGCAATTCAATATGCTAAAGAAAATAAATTAGAATATGAGTTAGTTTGGGGTTTAAAATATGAGGATATGCTAGCAAAATTAGCTAGCTCTAAGGGGCTTATATTCTTCCCTTCAGCCTCTGACACTTGCCCTAGGATCGTTATAGAAGCTAAGATCCTAGGATGCGAATTATTATTAAATGACAATGTACAACACAAGGACGAAGAGTGGTTTCAAAATAAGAAGAGTACTATGGCATATTTGGAGTCTAGAGCAAATTATTTTTGGAGAACATTAGAACAAGTCGCCTCGACGCAATTAAATTTTAGCACAGTCAACACATTTCAAGGAAATAAATTTAAATTTATAATCCCCTTTTACAACGTCGAAAGATGGATTGAAAAATGTATTACTAGTTTAAAAGAACAGAGGTATGGAAATTTTGAATGCTGCATGATCGATGACATGTCGACTGATGACACAATCAACATCATTAATCGATTGACAAAAAATGATGACAGGTTTAAACTCATCAAAAACAAGAAAAAGCATTATGCCCTGGCTAATATTCATAAGGCTATTGAAAAAAGTAATTGCAGCGATGATGATATCATTGTTTTATTGGACGGTGATGATTGGCTGGCAACCTCCTATAGCTTAAATATCTTGGAAGACACTTATAAGCAAGAAGATTGCTTGATGACTTATGGTAATTATGTATACAACCCTTCCGGCATTCCAGGCCTTGAGCCCTCAAAATATCCAGCTGAAGTTGTTGAAGATAATCTTTTTCGGAAAGACACCTGGCGCGCCTCACATCTAAGAAGTTTTAAGTATAGCTTGTGGAAACATTTGAAAGAAGAGGATCTTAAAGATGAAGAAGGACGTTTCTTCGAGATGGCGTACGATCAAGCAATAATGCTGCCTTTATTAGAAATGGCATCCGAGCGCTCTTCGTTTATTAGCGATACTTTGTACGTATACAACAAGGAAAATCCGTTAAATGTCGATAAAATCAAAGCGCAGCAACAAGCTCAAACTGCTAGATTGATCCGACAAAGACCACCATATCACAGGCTAGAATGAATATATGTCTAGAAAACGTCGATTTAAAAAGTGATAGCGGCCCAAATTCATTTGCGAATAAGCTAGTAAAATATTTATCTAAAGACGGTCACATAATTACCGATTTGGACAAGGCCGATACACGCCTTTGCTTTATTCAGGCTAACCATAAAAGTACTACAGTGCCACTTTTTCAAAGGTTGGACGGTATATACTTTAATACTGATCAGGATTATGAGCAGCAAAATTATAATATCCAAAAAACCTATAATCAGGCTCATGGGGTAATATTCCAATCTGAATTCAACAAACGTCTGACTTACGAATATTTTGGACCTCACGAGTATACCGCTGTTATTCATAATGGGGCGGATATTGAGCTAATTGATAATATTTTGCCTCTAAAACATGCAAAATTAGATGAATATAGCAATATATGGTCCTGTGCCTCATCATGGCGCCCCCATAAAAGATTATCTGATAACATAAGGTATTTCTTGGAACATTCCAAAGAAGACGAGTGCTTGGTGGTAGCTGGTGATTGTGACCAAAAAGTAAAAGATGACAGGATATTTTATGTTGGCCACGCTAGCCAGGAGCAACTGATATCTTTATACAAGGCTTCGAAGTACTTCATACACTTAGCATGGCTCGACCACTGTCCTAATGTTGTTGTAGATGCCCGGGCAAGCGGATGCCAGGTTATTTGCTCTTCAACTGGCGGTACCAAAGAGATCGCCGGGCCGAATGCTATAGTAATCGAGGAGAAAGAGTGGGATTATAGGCCAATAAAGCTTTATACGCCTCCTGCCATTAATTTTGAGAAAAAAATAAACAATTTATGCGATATGAGCTATAATATGGGCAATGTAGTAGAAAAATACGTGAATTTCATGAAAAATGTGTAAATTATGAATTTATTGGAATATAAGTCAAATAAGTACTCAAGTACCGGTAATGACGGCATAATCGAGAAAATATTCGATATTTTAGGCCTAAAACCCGGTTTTTTTGTCGAATTTGGTGCCCTAGACGGTATAAAAGGCAGTAATTGCAAAAAACTGCATGATGAAGGTTGGGAAGGCCTTTTTATCGAATCTAGCGCAGAAAAATTTGAATTATTGAAAAAGAACTATGAAAATGAAGAAAAAGTAGTTTGTGTCAACGCGCATATCGATAATAAAGAGAATTTGTTCGATGACATAGTTAAGAATCATGTCAAGAAGGGTATTGACTTCTGTGCCATTGATATTGATGGTTTAGACGTCGAAATATTCGAAACATTCAATGATTTCCTTCCAACTGTTGTTTGTATCGAAGGAGGGCAGATGCTTGAGCCGCTAAGCGGCAGAGTTCCCGAGGTTGTTGCCTCTGGAAACGTACAGCAGAGTCTTAAAACCATGGTAGGCATATTTGAAGAGAAGGGGTATAAGCTTTTATGCACATATCAAGATTCCTTCTTTATAAAAAAAGAATATTATGATTTATTTAGTGTTTCCGAAGATTTAGTAGAACAGTATCTTGACGGTTTAATAGCCATACACAGAAGAATGCCTTGGATTCAGTTTACTTTGAATTATTACAGCATAAAAAACAAGCTTATAAATTATATTCTCTTAAATTCAAATTATTATCAGTATGGATATGAAAATAGAAAAAAATGGGCTGTTGAGCAAGAAGAATTAACATTGAAAAATATACAAGAATTAAAAAATAAATATTGCGGTAAGAGAGAGAGCAAATGAAAAACCTATCCGTGATTGGTATTGGCCGCCTGGGATTATGTCTTGCTCTAGTTTTAGAGAGGAAAGGCTATAACGTATTGGGGTGCGATATAAATAAAGATTATGTTGAATCTTTGAATGAGAAGACTTTCAAAACATACGAGCGAGATGTAGAAAATTTTTTATTAAAAAGTAAAAATTTTAAAGCCACCACAAACCTTAAAGAGGCAATAGGCCACACTGACATGATTTTTGTAGTTGTGCGTACAGAATCAGAGCCGGATGGAAGATACGATCACTCTCAAGTAGAGTCAGTAGTAGGCAGCTTAATAGTTATGGGCCGGCAAGAACAACAAAAACATCTAGTGATCGCGTGTAATGTGAGCCCAGGCTATACTGATACTGTTAACGATCGCTTGAAAAATTTAAACTGGACAGTTAGTTTTAATCCGGAAACCGTAAGACAGGGTACAATATTACAAGATTACATGAACCCGGACTGTGTATATGTTGGCTGTGACAACGAGATCACCATGAGAAAGCTAGAAGAAGTACACGAAGCTGTGAGTGGTTTAAATGTTAGAATACATTTTATGGATCGAATAAGCGCAGAATTAACAAAAGTTTCTTTAAATTGTTACTTGACAACAAAAATTTCTTTTGCTAATATGGTAGGTGATTTAGCTTTAAAGATTGGAGCTGATCCAGAAAAAGTCTTACATGCCGTAGGATCAGACACACGTATTGGTGCAGCTTATTTCAAACACGGCTATGGCTTTGGTGGGCCTTGCTTTCCTAGAGACAACAGGGCGTTTGTTCGTTGCGCCAAAGATAATTTTATGGCCTATGATTTGTGTGAGGCCGCTGACGAAATAAACAACAAGCACTTGGATTTTCAAGTAAAGTCGTTTATAGAAAATAATGATATAAGAGATACAGTAGAAATTGGATCCGTCACCTTTAAGAAGGGAACAGACAGCCTAGAAGAATCACAACAGCTTAAATTTGCATTAAAATTAGCAGATTATGGATATAAGGTAAAAGTCTCGGAAACATCGAGAGTTATTGAAAAATTAAAGAAAGAATTTGGAGATCTATTCATTTATGAAGAAACCAACAATAATAACTAATTTTACGATTGGCTTTGGAAATAATCTCTTTCAATATGCGTATTCTAAATTATTAGCAGAAAAAAATGCGTTTAACCATGCGCACACAGCGATACCAGAACTGAATATAGCAGAATCTGAAGTTGAGATAGACACAACATTACCCACTTACTTAGTTAACGATACTAATTGCCTGGCCGCTTTTAGAGATGAGTTGCCTAAGGCTAATTTTTTTATTAATGGTTACTTTGAGGATTATAGAATCTACGAACCACACTTACAGGAAATCAAATCTTGGTTCCCCAAGGTACAGCAAACTAATAGCAAGGACCTAATAGTACATTTTCGCTTACAGAATAGATTAATACAACTTAGTCACATTAAAAATCATGTTACAGCAGAAGCCTATAAACAAGTATTTGAAAAATTTGAATATGACCGCCTCCATATCGTAACGGATGCTAAAAAATGGGATTACTATACATTTGATGATATAGAAGAAATAAGAGAGGAGGTAAGATCCGGCCCCAACCCACCGGAAAGATCTCCATGGGTTCCGGCTGATACTTCATTAAAATATATGAATTCTCTTATAGCCGGATTTGAAGATCTGGATCCTATAGTGCATTGTAATGGCGCCGACGTCATAAGCGGATCCGGAGCACTGCGAAATGATTTTATAGACGATTTTAATTTATTGCGCTCATTTGAAAAAATGGTATTGTTTAACAGTACCTTTTCTTGGTGGGCAGCAACATTAGGCAATGCCAAAGAGGTGGCAGCATTCGGACCCTGGAAACCCAGCAAAGGCAAAAATGCCAAAAATTTAGGAAAAACAACATTTCCAGGATGGTTTAGCTGGGGGTCTATAGACGATTTATATTGGAAGGATCGCGCATGAAGAATTCTAGACCTAAGATAGATGTTAAACTTAAATCAGAAATAATGAATGTTGTTAATACTCTAGAAGAGGGGAAGCTAATTTTTGATAAAATCCAGTTAACAACACACGAGAAGCTACATATAAGAACTAAGCCTAGAAATTATTTGATTTTACAAATGAAATTACTTGAATTGATAGGCGGTGAAAATATTATTGAGATAGGTAGTATACGACAGTTTATGAACCACGATTTTAATACAATTGAACCTAGATGTTGCAACGATGGGCATTCAACATATTTCTGGTGTCAAACTAAAAAAAATGTATATACTGTTGATGCCAATCTACAATGCAAATACTATTTGGAAGATCTTCAACGGCGTTATTCAAATTTGAATTATTCTATAATGGATGGCATTTCGTTTCTTAAGGGCCTGAGCAAAAAAATTGATTTTTTGTTTTTAGATGCATGGGATGTTTCTCCAGGCACAGATTACGCAGAAAAACACTTAGAAGCTTTTCTAGCTGCTGAACAAAATTTAGCGCCTATGCACTTTATTGGCATTGATGACACTGATATCGCTAATGGAGGAAAAGGTAGAAAGTTAATTCCGCATCTTATAGATAAAGGGTATGCTGTATTGGTTACGGGCCGGCAAACAATTTTAATTAATGATAAAATGAAACGATTTATAGAAATGTAAGAGGTATAGTTATGAAAAAGAAGTTTAGCGGCACACATGAAGAATACATAGAATTACAAAAGAGCTATATTAGCAAAACTAAGGGCAGGACAGGTAGTACATGCCCTGACAAACTCACATATGCCCGAATGCGCGCCCAGGGAGATTATTTGCTTTTTAAAAGTAGATTTTGGAGATACCGCGCGTTTATTGAGCCGCAAGAAAATGCCGTGCTTTTAGGCGCCCGCCTAGGCACTGAAGTTCACGCACTAAGAGATCTGGGACATAAAAATTGCATAGGGATGGATGTACAGACTGAATATGCTAATGATATAAACTTGGTGGAATATGGAGATTTTATGGATCTAAGATATCCAGATAATTCCGTTCAATTCGTGTATACAAATTGTTTTGATCACCTTACTGACCCACTAGATTTTATTGAGGGTCTTGAGGTAGTTATGAAAACTAATTCTTTTGCTCTTTTTGATATAGATGACCAGCATATAAGCAAAAGAGGGTTTAGCGGCTGGGACATGTATGAACCTGAAGACCTAAAGGAATTATTAGGTATATTAGAAGGAAAAAACCGCCATATTGTTTCAATGGAAGAATCATATGAGCCGTTTGCTGGTGGCGGACAAACAGTATTATTGAAATTTGGTGAAGCAACAACAAAAGAAGAAGAACAGCTAGCTTTTGCGGCAAAATCACATCATGCTAGACAGAAATCTTTATTTGAAACAGAAAACCCACAAAGATTTCAATATAGCATGCCGTTAAAGCTGACAGATAAAATGTAAGAGGATTTATTATGAAGAAAATTTTAGTCTGCGGCGCCGGCGGCTTTATTGGTGGCGCCATGGTAAAAAAATTAAAAGAAGAGGGGCATTGGGTCCGCGGCGTTGATTTAAAACATCACGAATTTTATAAAATTGAGAACGTTGCAGATGAATTTATTATAGGCGACTTACGAGATCATAAAGTTGTA